ATATAATAAATATATGTTTATATTTATTATTTGAAAGGTAATATATTATTTTTGTTTTGAAAGGCAATATTCTATAATCCATCATTAAAAAATACTTTTCGATATTTTTCTACCGCTTTATCCGAGATACGATGTGTTTTCAAATATTGAGCCGATAATTTATCTACCAACATATGAATAATAAAAAAGAGAGAATAAACACCACATTCCGTATTTCCGTACTGATGTTCTACCGGATGATTTTCATCGAATTTAAAATGGATCGGTTTTTTCAATTCTTTTCCTTGTTTTATAATACGATTTACAAGTACAAGTATTTCGGAAGGGGCTTTATTTCCGGCACTATCGAAAAAGATGATTTGCGCCTTTTTTACATTGATAAATAAACTGATCCAGTGACTTCCTGATTTATAATGTGGATCGGTATTAAAAACAACTCCAATCTTATATTTACCTTGGTCAATTTCCTTTTTTAAATTAAAATGACACAATTCTTCCCAAACACATTCGCCATACATTTTTCTTGTATCAAAATCAATTGGGGAAGGTCCTATAAAATCAAAACATTTATATGCTTTTTCGTATTGTTTCATTACTTTATTAATGTCGATACTAGATAACCATTCATTCGGATTTTTTTTCCATTCTTTTGGCGAAACTGGGGCAAATGAATTAACCATTTCTTTTTTTAATCCGCTTCCTTGAACAAAATTTTGTTTTAACCAACACGATTCTTTATTACATGAATCTTTCATAAATAACGATAATTTATAATGAATTTCGGAAGGGGTATTTGTTTGAATTAAATGATCTGGATGACGTGAATTCCATAAATTACGCAATTTATGTAGGTCACCGTTTTTATAACAGCTAAAATCATTTAATTCTTTTTTATCTTTTGGACTACAATTCACTTGTTGAAGAATAATGTTTTTTTTTGTTTTTATTGGTCTGTTGTTTCTATTATTTTTTTTGTTACTTTTATTGTTTGTTTTGTTTTTATGGTTGTTTTTTTTGGTACTTGTTTTGTTTGTTTTGATCATGTTTTTCAACGTTTTCATTTGAAGTCTGTCCTTAATTATTCGTGAGATTATTCTTTTTACCAATCCCTTTATTCTTTAATTCCGGATCTTTTAGATTAATTTTTTTCTTTTTTGGTAAAATAGGTTCTTCTTTTTTTAAAATGGTTCTTTTTACTAAACCATCTAATGTTGAATTTTTAACGTAAATCTGACGCATCATTCCTTTATTTGCGTTTTCGATTGAAATATCGGAAGGTTCTAAAAAGTCATCGAGATGACTGAGATTTTCTTCTAAATCTTTATAGTCTTCTTGAAGAATATCGCTTCGATCGATCGTTTTAAAATAGTCGATACTTGTATGAATAAATTTATCGAAAGCACGATAAATATCATCATGATAAAAAACACTATCTATTTCGTCAGATAATAAATCTTTGGTTAATTGAATAATCCTTTTTCTGTAAAATTTTTTATCTTTGTAAGAAGTGGGATGAAATGGATCAACTTTATTGAGAGAACCATTTAATAAATATTCCATGGTAATGTCTTGTATTATTTTATTTGTTTCGTTTATTTCGTTTTTGTCGTGAATCGATGGTGAACAATCTTTTTTTTTAATTTTATTTTTTTTGGGGGTCGGTTCTAAATTTTTTGCCGTATCTAAATTGATTGAAACATCTAAATTTTGTGACGGTTCTATATTTTGTGACGGTTCTATATTTTGTGACATTTATATATTTGTTATTTTATAAATATATAAATTCTACTTATGTCTATGCCTATGCTTAAGCTTAACCTTAAGCCGATGGATCGGTCATATTTCGAACTTGAACACGTGTTGAATTATGAAACATTTCATAACCAATTTCTTTTGAATTTGGATTAGGATTAAAAGGACAAAATTGTTCTTTTTCAAATAATAATGAATTGGGATATGTTTCTGGTTTGGGATGGAATGCAACATGATATAAATCACTGTTACTACTAGGCACATAAACCGATTGACTACATTTTTGAAGGGCAAATACTTGATTTCTTAATACACTCTCGGTATTAATATTCGAAGCAAACCCTGACCAAGGTGATTGTGTATTTCCAGGATTAAATACTTGATGAACATTATAAACAGGCGTTTGTACAAGACGAGTATTTACTTCCTTTCTTGGATCAACAATTGGTAAATAAGAATATTTTGTCATTACTGGACGTACATCAATATAAGGCTGTAACATTTGGGAAGGAATATTACGATTGTAAATTCGTTCGTTGGTTTGTTTATGAATTTCGGAAGGACATTCTACTTTTTCTTTTGCGTTTAAAGCATTTATATTAACCTTTTGATTGACATTCATTACTTTTGTATTTTTTAAATCTGCCATTATTTATATAAATATATATTTATAATTCTTTACAAAAAATATAATCATAACCTTTTTGTAAAGAATATAAAGATTAGAACACTATAAAAATAGTATCGGTATCTTTGTTTTAAAAATGTGTGGAATATTTACTCTTCTAAATAATGATATTTTTTCGTATGATTTTGTAAAAACACAATTTGATAAAGGTAAAAATCGTGGACCGGAATCTTCTAAATTAGAAGATATCTTTATAAAAGCTACTTTTGGGTTTCATCGTTTAGCGATTAATGGTCTAAATGAAGGATCGAACCAACCATTTCAAATCGATCATATTTCATTAATATGTAATGGAGAAATTTACAATTATAAAGAATTATATAAATTCATGGATCTGGATCCAGAAACAGATTCCGACTGCGAGGTTATTTTACATTTATATAAAAAATATGGAATAGAACAGACGTTAACGATGTTGGATGGGGTATTTGCTTTTATTCTTTGTGATTACCGGAATTCTTTTATCGATGATAATGAAATTAAAAGTAAAATTTATATTGGTCGGGATCCTTATGGAGTAAGACCACTATATTATTTAAGTCCTGTAAAAAATGAAACGTCCGATAATAATATGTATCATGATAATAGATATGGTAAATCAAATAATTATTCTTTGAATAACTCGATGTACAATAATAAATATACGGAGGATTTTAAATTATATGGATTTAGTTCAGAATTAAAATGCTTGCATGAGTTTCAACAATATTTAAATGAAGGTTTAAAGGAAGGTTTAAATGAAAAAAAACCATTATCGATGATAAAACAATTTACACCTGGAACTTATAGTGAATTTGAAATTTCGAATAAAGCGATGTCTAGTTGGAAGCTAGTCAAAGAAAACGTAGTGTATCACACTCCTTCTTTTTCTTATCAGAGTAATTTAAACCATTCTCTCAACTATCAAGACATCATTTTGAATAAAAGTATTATTCATTATTGTAAAAATATAAAAAAAAAATTAATAGAAGCAGTAAATAAAAGATGTTTGACTACCGAAAGACCGATTGCATGTCTTTTATCTGGTGGATTAGATAGTAGTTTAATTACCGCGTTAGTGAATGAATATCAATTAAAAAATCATCCCGAAAATCTTTTAGAAACGTATAGTATTGGACTAGAAGGTTCAGTGGATCTTTATTATGCAAAAAAAGTTGCGAAACATTTGAATACGAAACATACCGAAATTATTGTTACGGAACAAGAGATGTTTGATGCCATTCCAGAAGTAATTCAAGCAATTGAAAGTTATGATACCACCACGGTTCGAGCAAGTATCGGGAATTATTTATTAGGAAAATATATTTCGAAAAATAGCGATGCTAAAGTGATTTTTAACGGCGATGGATCCGATGAAATTTGCGGTGGTTATCTTTATATGAACCGATGCCCGGATGGGATTGAATTTGATAAAGAAACAAGAAGTCTTTTAAAGGATATACATCTTTTTGATGTATTACGTAGTGATAAATCGATCTCATCCCATGGATTAGAACCTAGAACACCTTTTTTAGATCGTAGTTTTGTAAATTATTATTTATCCATCCCACATGAATATCGATTTCATAAGAATTTGAATATATGCGAGAAATATCTACTTCGAAAAAGTTTTGACTATTATTTTAATATAAGTGGTAATCATCTTTTACCAGAAGAGATATTATGGAGACGTAAAGAGGCGTTTAGTGATGGAGTAAGTTGTCAAGGACGTTCATTATTTGAAATCTTACAGGGAAAAATTGCGGAAAAAATGAACTTGGAAGCAAATATAGAAACGGAGAAATTATATTACAAGTCGCTTTTTGATGATTTTTATCCAAATCAATCTCATATTCTACCTTATTTCTGGATGCCGAAATATACCGATGCGAAAGATCCTAGTGCGCGTACATTAGAGATTTATTAGATTTATTAAATTGATATCTTTTGTCAATTGTTGTTTTACAAAGTGACCCACCGTTTTTATAAAAAAATTGATTATAAACATTTACAATAAATAACGAGATCATATAAAAATAAAGAATGCCCGATTTTATTCAAAATTATAATATAAATGGCTTATATGTTTGTTTACTATTATTCGTATATAACATATGGAAATCTAATTATGAATATATAAATA